GATGATGAAAGTTTATGGCGCACTGTGAATTATGTGCCACCTTTCTATGGCACAATATCGCAGTCAGGTACCAAGGACGGTGCTGGCACCTACATTGGAAATCCTCAAAGTTATGGCATGTGGTTTACCCCGCCCGACATTGACACACAGGTCATTTGCTTTTTTGTTGGCGGCGACCCTGATCAAGGCTACTACATGGGCTGTGTGCCTGATCCTGGTATCAGTCACATGATTCCGGCCATTGGTGCCAGCAAGAAATTTGATCTACAAAATTCAGAACAAAAAAACTATTACAGCAAGGCCAAGCAATTGCCTGTGACTGAAATCAACAATGATAATCAGAAGATAAGCGAAGCACCCAGATACTACGACGAACAAAAACCAGTGCACAGTGTTGTGGCTGGCATCATGCTGCAGCAGGGACTGATCGATGACACACAGCGCGGCCCCATAACCAGCAACAGTCAACGAGAAAGTCCCAGTCGGGTATACGGCGTCAGCACTCCGGGTCGACCTGTTTATCAAGGTGGCGCCAGCGAAAAAGATATCAAACAAAAAATACAAGATGGTGCCAAGTCCTCAGATTTCAAGGTAACTGGTCGCCGTGGTGGTCACAGCATAGTGATGGATGATGGCGATCTGGAAGGCAAAGACAATCTGGTTCGTATCCGCACCAGCAAAGGTCATCAGATCACCATGAGTGACGATGGAGGATTCTTCTTCATCATACATGCCAACGGTCAGACCTGGGTTGAACTGGGATCAGAAGGTACCATCGACATGTTCAGTACCAACAGTGTGAACGTGAGATCACAAGGACAAATCAATCTACATGCAGACAAAAGCATCAACATGTTTGCAGGTGACAGCATCAACATCAAGAGCAAGAATGTTCGTATCACCAGCAGTGAGAAAATAGACCTGGCAGCCACTACCAAGCTGACCATGGGCAGCAAGGGAGATTTGGGACTGGTCAGTGATGGTGCAATCACACTAAAAAGTGCCAGTGTGGGTGGATGGGACGGAGGTCAGGCCCTGTCATTTCGTGCAGGAAAGATTGATCTCAATGGTGGCACCGGTCCGGGTCCAGTGGCAGCACCTGCAGAAATAGCAGATGTTGAATTGGCTGACACCAAGTTTGTGGAAGGCACAGGATGGGAAGTTCAAGAAAAAACATTGACCACAATTGTGTCCAGGGCTCCCACACACGAGCCTTTTCCTTATCACAACAAAGGTGTAGATGTCAAAGTTTCTCTCTCAGAAGGTTCATCTTCCGGTTCAACTTCGGCTGCAGGAACATCAGGAACCGCACCTACCACTGCCACCAATACCAACACTGTTGCCAATTCGCCTGCCACCAATGTTGCTGGTACCACAGGCATCACTACACCAACAACTGGTAATGCACCTGTACCTGCCAGTCGAAATCCCTTGCAAGAATTTCAGCGAGATTATGGTACACAGACTGCACAGGCACCTGGACAATCAACATTCTTGGGTAGAGAGTCTGGGTTGCCGATAGCTAATACAGGATCAAATGCAGATGCAGCCTTGGCACAAACCAGGGGCGTAGTTGTGGATCCTAACGATTCGCAATTTCAGTCACAGGCTCAGATTGATGCCGAAATTGCAGAGGAAGCACAACTGTCTGCCAAGAGAGACGCATTTCTGGCTTCTAACCCCACCACCGCAGCGGCCGTTGCCAATTCGCCTGAGGCAGTGGCATCAGAACCACCTTCAGCTGCTGCAGTGGCAGGTTTGAAAAATCTACCAGTGACACAGCCCATCAATCTGGCTCAACTGTTGAAGCAGTCACCTGCCACCAGTGCTATTGGAATCTTGAAAATACCTCAGGTAACTGGATTGATGTCGTCGGCAGCTGCTGCAGTGGGACAACCATTCAATGCTATCAGTGCATCTCTGGGTATAGGAAAATTTGGCTTCGACCCCAAACAGTTGGAATCACAGGGCTATCTCAAACCTGGCACACTGGCCAGATTTGGTCTGGGCGTTCCCGGAGTTAATCTGGGCAATTTTACTAAAATATTGGCCAGCCCCACAATCTGGACCGGCAAGAACAACATACCCAATCTAAATACCCTGTTGACCAACCCCAATGTACAAAATTTGATACAACAGGATCTAATGACCTCTGGTCTAAAGGCCCTGCAGAAAAAAGGCATCTTGGGCAAGGGCGAAACAGCACAACAACTGGGAACCATGCTGCAGACTGCTGTGAGATTTGGTCCACAGGCAGCAGTGCAGTGGGCCATTGGCCAGGCCAGTGGCAAAGTGATAGGGAAAATTAATCAACTGGCCAAAAATGCACAACAGGCCATCGACAAGGCCACTGGTGGCCTACTGGGTGGCAGATTTACCGGCGGCATATTTAGCATTATAAATCTACAAGTGGCTGCAGCAGGAGTGGTCAACACTGTGAACCGTCGTTCAGTGGATTCTGCCTTGCAAGGTGTGATTGGTGATCCAAAAGTTCCCACACCAGAATATGGCAGCATCAATATTGATGTCAGAGCTGAGCAGCAGGAAGCAAGAGTGGCAGCCTATCAGCAGGCAAAACTAGAAGGAAAATCAGAAGAACAGGCTCAAAACATATCTGCCAAGGTTGGCAACGAAGTTGGCGAAGCAGCATTGTCTCGTGAACTTGGCCGGGCTGGATTGAGTTCGTCCCCATCTGCTGCAGATACTGCTGCCACTAATGTTGCTGGTACCACAGGCACCACAGGCACCACAGGCACCACTACACCAACAACTGGTAATGCACCTTTTCCTGCTTATCGTGGCCTGGGAGAGTTTCGGCGAGAGTTTGGTACACAAACTGCACAAGCACCTGGACAAGCAACATATCTGGGTGGCAATAACATTTCAGTGGCAAATCCGCCAGCAAATCCTGTAGTGAATTATAATGATCCTCAATTTCAGTCACAGGCACAACTAGATGCCGAAATTGCAGAGGAAGCAAGATTGTCTGCCAAGAGAGACGCATTTCTGGCTTCAAATCGCAATGTCAAACCAGGATAAGTATAGACATGGCCACATTTATTGGATTCAACACTGTCAATCAATTCAAAAAGTTCACATTGACCGACTTTGAACTTATCAAACGTGATTTGATCAATGCACTCAACATCAGACAAGGAGAATTGCCTGGTCGTCCCGGCTACGGCACCATAATCTGGAGTTATGTGTTTGAAAATCAGTCATCCACAATGCAGGAAAATGTCAAGGATGAAATACAACGTGTGGTGGGAGGAGATCCCAGACTTTCAGTCAGCAACACAGAAGTATATCCACAAGACAACGGGCTACGTATAGAACTCACTGTGCAAGTGGTTGGCAGCTATACTTCAGAAAGATTGGCTTTGTTTTTTAATGAAGAATCACGCCGAGCAAGTTATATCTAAAACTACGTGGTTTTTACTTGCGATAAATACTGTACACAAGAGATAACATGGCCAAGACTGCACGACAAACAGCAATATTTGGAGTTGAAGACTGGAAGCGTCTGTATCAGACCTACCGAGAAGCTGACTTCCAAAGCTATGATTTTGAAACTCTGCGCAAGAGTTTTGTAGACTATCTGCGTTTATACTACCCAGAAACCTTCAACGACTACATTGAATCTTCAGAATTCATTGCCTTGCTGGATGTCATGGCATTCATGGGCCAGGCTCTGGCCTTCCGCAATGATCTCAACGCCAGAGAAAACTTTTTAGACACAGCAGAACGACGTGACTCAGTTGTGAGATTGGCCAACCTGGTCAGCTACACTCCCAAACGCAATCAAGCAGCACAGGGCTACATGAAGGTGTTTGCTGTGCAAACCACAGAAAGTATCACAGATTTCAATGGTGTAAATTTATCAAATGTACTGATCAACTGGAATGATCCCACCAACCCCAACTGGCTTGAACAGTTTACCTATATTGTGAATGCCAGCCTGGTCGACAGTCAAAAATTTGGCCGTCCCGGAAACAATGCCATTCTGCAGGGCATCAGAACAGACGAATACACAATCAATCTTATTCCAGGTTATCTTCCTGTTGTGCCTTATTCGGCTGTGGTAGACAATATCAACATGCCATTTGAAATTGTCAGTGCCACCAGCCGCGGCAAAGACTATGTGTATGAGGTTGCACCTGCTCCCAGCAGTTCATTCAATGTGTTGTACCGTAACGATCAACTGGGATTTGGCTCTGGCAACACAGGTTTTTTCTTCTTGTTCAAACAGGGAACCTTGCAAAATCAAGACTTCAACTTGGCCGAAGCAATTCCAAACCGTGCTGTCAACATCAACATTGATGGTGTCAACAACGAAGACTACTGGTTGTATGAGCTTACTGATCTAGGCACCGTGGCCAGCGAATGGCAATATGCCGAAAGTATCTATGCTGCTGCAGTTGAACAGTTGGCCCCAAATCAAAGAAAAATCTATTCAATAACCAGCAGAGCCAATGATCAAATCACTCTCACATTTGGCGACGGTGTGTTTGCCGAAACACCAGTGGGGTTTTTCCGCAGCTATGTGCGTGCCAGCAATGGCCTGACCTACATTATCAATCCGGAAGAAATGCAATCAGTACAGATACCCATCAGCTATATCAGCAGATTTGGCCGTCTTGAAACCATCACATTTGTCTGCGGTATAACCAATCCTGTGGCCAATGCACAGCCACGCGAGTCCCTGGAAGAAATCAAACAGCGTGCTCCTGCACGCTACTACACACAGAACAGAATGGTCAATGGCGAAGATTACAATCTGTTTCCGTTTACTCGATACAACAGCATCATCAAGAGCAAGAGCGTGGTGCGTGCCAGCGTGGGAACCAATCGCTACATAGACTTGAACGATCCCACCGGCAAGTACAGTTCTACCAATATCTTTGCATCAGATGGTGTGCTGTACAGAGAAAACGCATTGCCAACCTTTGATTTTGACTGGGTCAGTCGCAATGATATAGTAGATATACTCACCAACTCCATTGAACCCTTGTTGACATCGCGCGGTATGACGCAATTTTACTATGCAAATTTTCCAAGACCCTCCCTGCAGATTATTGACCTGGCCTGGAATCAAAGTACAACTGTGATCAATGCCACCACCGGATATTTCTATAATACCATAAATTTGGCCCCGCAAAATATTGGTATCTATTCCAGCAATAACGCAAAGTTTATTACCCAGGGATCCTTGATTAAATTTATTCCGCCTGCAGGTTTTTTCTTTGATGCCAGAAATCAACTGGTTGCTGGTACACCTGTGCGCAGCGACGAAAAGTTGGAAATTTGGGCCACAGCATCTGCAGTGGTCTTGGATGGAAATAATTCTGGTCTTGGAAATTTTGCCAACGGAGAGGGTCCTGTTACACTGAACACATTTGTGCCTACTGGCGCATTAGCACAACAGGTGATACCAAAGTTTGTGGATGATCTGCCCAGTACACTGGAGCAAAGTGTTTTACAACAGGTAGAACTGCAGAGAAATTTTGGCTTAGGCTATAATAACTTGACCAGCACATGGTATCTGATAACCAGTACAAATTTGGCACAAAATTCTGCGTTCAGTCTAAGCAATGCACAAAACACACAAGGTCTAAATCTTGATGCCAGCTGGTTGATACAGTTTCAAACAACAGGCACAATCAGTTCCTACACAGTGACATCACGATCCTTGGATTACGTTTTTGCCAGTGTAATACAAACAAGATTTTATTTTGACGGCAGTGAAAAGGTATATGACAGTCGTACTGGAAAAGTTATAAATGATTTTGTAAATGTTTTAAAGACCAATGCCAAACCTGATTCTAATCAGCCATTGACCGGTGACGTGGTCATAGACATCATTGCACAACCTGTACAAAGTGACGGTTATGTAAATGATTTCCAGGTCCTGGTTAGTTATCAGGACAGCGATTCTGACGGAGTGGCTGACAATCCTGATTTCTTTGATCAAATTGTGGCACCTGCAGTTGATTCAAACACCAAGTATGTATTTTTACAACTGACAGTGGATTTCGACAACACCGAAAACTATCTGCCAGTGGCATCAGACATTGTTAATCTATCTTATGCCACACAAGATGCTATTGAACTGGTCAAAAGTCAGTTTGTAAATGGACAAATTTTTTATGCATATCAACAAAACAGTTTTTTTGAACTGCAGGTCAGCGTGATCAACGGCACTCTACAACGCACATTGATCAGCCGTGGTGATTTTATAAGTCGTGTTGGCAGACAAAATCTATATTTTCAATATAGACACAACAGTGCTCTGACCAACATAATTGATCCTGGAGTCACCAACATAATTGACACCTATCTTGTGAATCAAGAATACTATACTGCATATCAGAACTACATCAAAGATACCACAGGCACTGTGGCAGAACCAGCTGCTCCCACAATAGATCAATTGTCAACTTCATATGCAGAATTAAACAACTACAAAATGTTGACAGACAATCTGGTTCTCAACAGTGTGAGTTTCAAACCCTTGTTTGGAGCCAAAGCAGCGCCAGAACTACGTGCCACTATCAAGGTTGTGCAGGCACAAAATACCACGGCCAGTGTGAGTGAAATCAAGAGTCAGGTGATACAATTTGTCAATAACTATTTTACCATCGACAAATGGAATTTTGGAGATAATTTCTTCTTTTCGGAACTGTCTGCATATCTGCATCAAAATTTGGGATCAATCATAAGTTCAGTTGTGTTGGTTCCACTTAACCCTCAAAAATCTTTTGGTGATCTATACGAAGTAAGATCTGCTCCAAACGAAATTTTTGTCAGTGCTGCCACCGTGGCAGATGTGGAAGTTATCACAGCCTTGACACAAAGTAATATTCGCAGTCAAACTTCTGTGTCAGGTCTGTATCCCACTGCCATCAGTCAAGGCACCAGCGGACAGAGCACCGTGATCACAAGCACTCAGTCCAGTTCCAGCAGCAGCAGTAGTGGTGGAGGTGGATATACACCCAGCAGTGGTGGAGGTGGATACTGATGGCCACACGTCGCACAGTAGATCTACTGCCAGAAATATTTCGCACACAAACAAATAAACAGTTCCTGGGTGCCACTCTAGACCAACTGACTCAAGAGCCAAATTTTAAACGCACTCAGGGGTATGTGGGACGCAGAGTAGGATCTGGCGTAAATCCTGCAGATTCTTATGTGAATGAACCCACTGCTGTAAGAAGTGATTATCAACTGGAACCTGGTGTTGTATTTTTAAAACCTGACACCTCCACTGTCTTTGACGCAATAACCTATCCAGGCATGATTGATGCATTGGCTCTGAATGGAGCAGCCACTACTCGTCAAGATGCCTTGTTTCAAAGTGAATATTATGCATGGGATCCGTTTTGTGATCTGGACAAATTCACAAACTACAGCCAATACTATTGGCTGCCACAGGGTCCTGACTCAGTTGATGTGTTCGGCACCAGTGTTGCCCTGACAGATGCTTGGGAAATTACCAGAAGCGAAACAGGCTATACCTTTAGCGACCTGTCAGGCAACAATCCTGTATTGACACTGGTACGTGGTGGCAACTATGAGTTTGTTGTGAACCAACCTGGATTCAATTTTTATATCCAGGCAGCAGCTGGTGTCAATGGTGCCATGCCAGCCACACCCAATATCAGCAGTAGAGATGTTTTGGGGGTTATCAACAACGGGGAAGAACAAGGCACAGTGACCTTTAATGTGCCACTGAAGACTGCTCAAGATTTTTATTATGGCCTTACGAACATAGGCACAGTGGATCTTGTGACTGATCTCAAATACAATCAACTAAACAATGTGTATGTGAGTGAATTTTTAAGTCAGTATCCAGATGGCATTGATGGCATTACCAATCTTGATGGGCG